CCTGTTTCGGTTGGGTACGTATTGCTTATGTGGTAGGCGACCAGCGCTCCGCCGGCGTCGATCTCCACGCCGGAAATGATCCGATTACCGCTGGACGTTCGACCTTCAATCGAGTCGCCCAGCGTCCCGGCAGCCATCGGAGTGCAGACGCGGTCCGCCTCGATCACATGCAGACGGAGACCGTACGGCATCCACGAAGTTCGCTGATCGCGACGAAAGATTGCGAAAGAGTCACCATTCATCAGCATGCCGAGAAAGGCGACCGTCTGCTGTGCATAAAAATCGTTCATGCGCAGCGCATCGGAATGCTTGGACTCGGCCCACAATTCGAATTCTTCCTCGACTTGGCCGCGCCAAAGGTCCGCCTGTTCCTCGGACATGCCAAGACGTTCTGCGTTGATCCGCGACTTGAGCCGCAGTCCTGGTCCGATAACGTTTGTTTTCGCCGTCTTGAGAGCTGCTGCACCAATAGGGCCGTTCATGTAGAGATCTCGCGAACGAGCGCGCAGTGTGTTTAGACTGCGATCGATGTCGTCCTTGGGTCCGTAAGCATTTGCAGTCCAGCCGCGCATGCTCTTTTTCTGGTGGGATGCTCCCCCCTGCTCGTATCCGTTGAGGACTTGCGTTACACCTCGAGCTGCTACTCGTCGCATGCCAGCTTCCGGCGAAAAAAAAGAAACCACCCAATCGATTGGATTGATCTCCCTCACCCCCTTTCAATTTTCGAATTTAAAAATCTCGAGGAATCACACCGATCACCCGGTTCCTGCCGCGACCGGATTCCTTCGCTTCTTCATTTGCCACCTCTTTTTCCAAGTACTTGATCATATCCGATATCTCCGATAGATCTGCCCTTGTCAGGCGACGGGATCCTATCCAGTATTCTTGTGCGCCTGTTAAAATTGCCACCTCACACCCAAGATACTGCTGCAGCCGAACGCGTAATGTTTCCAGTCGAGTCGCCATCTCTATACCTCCACCCCTTTACTCACTACTCCACTTCGCTTTTTCGGAACCGCCGGAGTTATAGCCGGTATACGCGTGGTCGCTTCTTCCCGATGCCGTTGAAGCGCCGCGATTACGGTTTCGCCTCCGATGATTTCAAGAGCAGCGGAAGCATAGTTCCGGCAGTCAAATGGTTCGTTGCGCGTGGTACCGGGCTTCAACTCCCACTTAAAAGTTATCCGGCCGTCAACCTTACGCGGTACACGATGCTCGCTCGTTAGCCCGCTGAAATATTCCTCGTTGTAGCCCGATCTCGCCAGCTCCGGGAAATGACAAAATCCCGGTCCTGGAAATTGGATCGAGAGTCGGGAAACGAGCGTGTCTTTGCCGACGTCAACGCCGAGAATGAACAACCATACACCCTCATCGTTTCTGCGTTTTGGGCGCCCAATGTACGGAATCCCCATACCACCTTTGCCCTTTATTGCCCATACTCGCTTTGCTTCGCGAGCCAGACAGTACGTGTACACTTGCTTCGTGTTATGCCCGCCTGTATCGATCGCGGTTGAAAGGACTTGTATCTGCTCGCCGCCATTGCGCTGGAAAGGAGCATTGATAACCTGAGAATCAAGCATGTCCCAAACGTAGCGCTGGCCGGGATCGCCCATGATTACGCCATATTGGATGCCCCACGATTCAGATTCAGCTCCCCAACCAACAACCTCGTATTCGAGGCGGTTGTCTTGCACGTCGACGCCACAGGTCAGCAGCACAACCTCGTCGGGTATGGTGTCGTACATTTCTCGGCGCTTGATCAGATTATCTGAATCAACGCCCGTACCGCGTTCTTCCCACGTCTCGCCGAGAGAGGTATTGATCCAGACCTTTAACTTTTCCGGACCGCCACGCTCCGCAGTTACGAACTCCTCAACAATCTTCGACCATCGCTTCCACGGAGATGCAAGCTCGTTCAGATGGAACCCGCGGACCTGCTTGTTTTCAGCGCGCGCAATCCATTTCCCGGCGCCCGCCTTCCACTCCATTTCACCGTGAAGGGCACCGCATGCTTTGCATGCATGGTTGACGGCCGTGCACTTCTTGGTGGTCTTGTCGTATTCGTATTTGATCTGCGGCCATGCCAGCGGTTGAAATTCATCGCAGCTCGGACATGGCAAACACCACTGTTCCATGCTACTGTCGAGGTAGAATTCTTCGATTCGCGAAGCACCTTTGATCGTCGGCGTGCTAACCAGTATCCGTTTGCGGTTAAAGAACGTCGTTGTCCGCTTTGTGACAAGCTCGACCGGATCGCCTTCAGTACCTGCGGATGTCGGGTAACGGTCGATTTCGTCGGCTAGTACGATACGGATTGGACGGCTTGCGAGCGAAGAGGGCGAATTCGCCCCGGATAAAGTAACATGGCCACCCGGAAAAGACTTGTACAACAACGTGTTCCCGCCGTCTTTAGCCTTGTTCCGAATGCGTTCACCGAGCACTGGTGTGTCCCGAATCATTGGCGCGAGGCGGTCTTTACTGAATGCTTCTGCCAGGTCCAGTGTTGGTTGAACCAACATCGTCGGAGCCGGATCCTGATGGACGTGATACCCGATGATGTTCAGGAGCAGTTCCGTTTTGCCTACCTGAGCCGAGGACTGCATGACGATCGTTTCGGTCTCTTCGTCACTGATCGCATCCATGATCTCGCGCATGTACGGTGCTCTGTCCGTTCTCCACTGCCCCGGCTCCGCCGACGACTCCGATGACAATCGCCGATGTTTGTCCGCCCATTCGGATACCTTGAGGACTGGAGGAGGTGCGACGATTTTTGCGATTGCTCGGAAAAGCCGAACAGTGCGCGAATTAGGTTTCCGCATCCGAATCGGCCACGCCCTCTCGGAACGAAACCGGATCATAGTCGGACAACTCCGCCAAAGCCTCATGGAGTGCGCTCGCTAAGCGTCCCTTGATCACGTTGATATCTTCGATTCCCGCCAGCTGCGGCGCTAGTTTTGTTGGAATTGCTAATATTTTTTGCCGGAAGGCGGTCAGCATGTCGCTCATAACGGTCTCAACGTCTTCCGAGGCGTGCAGTTCGCCCCGCATTTGAGCCAGCTCGAGAGCAGCCTTTTCGGCCTTGATGCGCTCATGCTCCGTCTTGTGGTCGATAAACCGCGGCTTTTTATCTTCTTCTTTGCCGCCCGAAGCGTGTTCGATGTACGCTTGGACCGCTTCACCAAGGATATATTTGCCTCGCCCAGTTTGTTTCAGCACGCCGTCTCGGGTTAACTGGCGAATCCACTGTGGTGTTTTCCCGACAACGGAGCCCAGTTCGTTCGTCAGTATCTCTTTTTCATGCAGCAGTTCCCCTTTCGTTTTCGACTTCGTCATTGAGACACCTCGACTTTCGCATTTTCTGAAAATGACCGATAAGCATTTTTATCACATCAATTCGAAGCGAAAAATAAAAATCGCCTTCATTTGGGATGCCCCAACGGAAAGCGAAAGGATTTTTTAAAAATTTAATCTAGCGAGATTTTGCGCTCACGCGCACCCGCAGTCTAAAAGGTCCCCAGAAGGACCCGCGCTTTAGTCCGAGAAAGCATTTTATTTGATCACTCTCCTATTGCGGATCTTCTTATTTGTTCGAGAACACCCCTACAAAATGTCACATAATGAGCAGGTGGGAACTCCCCATCCGCAATAAGTAATTCACCGTTTACTACATCATTATCGGGGGTATACGGTAGCTTTACCCGAGCATACAGTTTCACGGACCAATCTTCTTTTCCTGTCCATGGATTGAAGGGAACTCTTCCTGAATCGATCTTTATTTTTAATTGCTCAAAAAGTTCTTCGTGAATTCTAATATAAGCCTCGTTTTTAGTAATTTTATAGGTGTCCAAATTAGTATCGAAGTATTTTTGCGGGAGAAAGAAGCTAAAGCACATATCTTCAAAACTACGTGAAATATGAAGTGATTCTATAATGTCTTTGTTGTAACTAACCGTATTAAAAAAATACCAAGTTTTATCGAACCGAGAATCTTTGTTATTAGGCTCTGTCCACTTATGTGGGAAATCAATCTCATGTAT